GATAAAATATGCAGTTGTACAGTCTGGTACAGGTTTAGATTTATCAACCAGAACTAATACTGGTAACTTTAATAAGAAAAGATTGAAGAAGTTTATTGAGGTTGTTAAAAAGTATGGGTTAATGAGTAAAGAACACAATGGTGATTATCTAATAGACTCATTTGATGTTGAAGTAAGGTTTGAGAGTGGGTTAGATGCTATTAATATAGCACCAGAGTTTGGTCAAATAGAATCAGAATACTATTTGGAGCAATGTAGAAAGGATAATCATCTATTTGATAGGTTATATGATATATGCTATAATTCAGGTAAATGGAAGAAGTGGGTTTCTAACATCAACAGGATCTCAAAAGACCAGTTAATAATGACTTCTTGTCATTATGTGTTATCTAACCCAGACTTTATTAATGAAATTAAGTCACAATTCCCAGACGCTGATAGAATAATCAAGAAAAGAATTAAATCACAGTTAAAGTTGTTACATGAGCAAACAAAAAGTTATTGCATTTGATTTGGATGATGTGATTTGTTATCGTCCAGATGGATATGAGCACCTTGGTGTTGACAAATATAATTACTGTATGCCATATCAAGAAGCAGTTGATTTGGTAAACTCTCTATATGAAGAGAATTATATTAAAATCTATACTGCAAGAGGAATGTCTCAATTTAAAGGGGATGTTGATTTAATTCACGAATTCCTGTATAATGCTACTATAGATCAATTAAATTTCTGGGGTGTTAAATTTAATGAGTTGATTATGGGTAAAACTCATTATGATGTTTTAATAGATGATAAAGCATTAAACTCACATAAAATTAACAAATCAACTATCAATCAATTTCTAAAGGAGGGAATGAATGGCCAAAGTTAAGTCAGGTGCATTAGGTACTGCTGATTACATAGAAGCAACACCAAAGAAAACAAAACAGGGTAGAGGAAAGCATACAAAGTATTCTGCTAGTTCACGTAATAAGGCAAAAAAGAGATACAGAGGACAAGGTAGATAACAATAAAACCCCCGACAGGGGGTTTTTTAATGCAATTGTTAAGAAGGTTGATAAATAAACAAAGGAAATAATATAACAAATACCTACTCGTGGCAACAAAACGCTTATCTAGGGGATTTAAAGACATTAGTTTTTCATTTGTGCCTCATCCAGTCACAAAAGATCTTCCTGTCTTGGGTAATGAAAGGGCAATTGCTAGAGCTGTTCGTAATTTAGTTGAAACTATACCAACAGAAAGGTTTTTTCAACCTTTTATTGGATCAGATGTTCGTGGAATGTTATTTGAAAATTTTGATATTGATACTACTGATGTAATCAAAGATCAAATTGAAGAAACAATAGATATCTACGAACCAAGAGTTGATAATGTAGATGTTGTAATTAATGGACAACCCGATAGAAATAGTCTTGACGTAACAGTATATTTTGATATTGTTGGATTAAATGTTCCTACACAATCGTTTACCTTCTTATTAGAACCAACCAGGTAGTAATATGCCTTTCACACAGTTTACAAGTCTAGATTTTGATCAAATCAAGGCTCAAATTAAAGATTATCTTCGAGCAAACTCAAATTTTACTGATTTTGATTTTGAAGGTTCTAACTTTTCAGTTTTAATTGATACTTTAGCGTATAACACATATATTAATGCATTCAATGCTAACTTGGTTGCAAACGAATCTTTCTTGGATTCTGCAACTATAAGAGAGAATGTTGTATCATTAGCAAGAAATATTGGATATGTACCTCGTTCAAAGACTGCTTCAGTTGCAACAATTAAATTGGGTGATATTGAAATAAGTGATAATTTAGCAGATCCACAAATTCCTTTTATTACTTTAAGAGCAGGTCTTGTATGTGTAGGTAGTGCAAATAATTCAACATATAGATTTTCTATTCCTGAAGATATAACCTCTACTAGAATGGTTACTATTAATGGAAAAAGATATGCTCAATTTGATGATAATATTTCAGTTCATGAAGGAACATTATTATCAAGATTGTTCCTTGTAGATACTTCTATAGATCAAAGGTTTATTTTAGATACCCCAAATATTGATAGTTCTACTATTAGAGCATATGTTAAAGGTCTTAATGATAGTGGAATTGGTAGAAAATATTCTCCAGTTGATAATATATTGAATATTGATAATAAATCAGAGATATATCTAATGCAAGAAGTTCAGGATGAAAAATATGAACTTATGTTTGGTGATGGTTTATTTGGTAGGAAGTTAGAAAATAATCAAACTATTACTGCTAGGTATATTGTTACTGATGGTGAAACTGGTAATGGTGCTTCGGAATTTAGTTTCCAAGGAACCTTCTCAAATCAGGTGGGTGCACTTATACAACCAAATGATAATGTTACTGTAACTACCGTTCAGTCCTCCTCTAATGGTGCTGAAGTTGAAGACCTAGCATCTATTAAGTATTTTGCTCCTAGAATCTATTCAGCACAGTACAGAGCAGTTACACCAAGGGATTATGAAGCAATAATACAAACGATCTATCCTAAAACAGAATCAGTTGCTGTTGTTGGTGGTGAAGAGTTAGATCCACCACAATTTGGTAGAGTACAGATTAGTATTAAACCAAAAAATGGTACATATGTTTCTGACTTTGACAAACAACAAATTAAAAATAAGTTAAAGAGTTATGCAATTGCTGGCATAAATTCCCAGATTGTAGATCTTAAAATACTTTATGTTGAGATTGATTCAACTGTTTATTACAATACATCTCAAATTGCTGATTCATCTACATTAAGAACAACGATTATTGGTGCATTAAATCAATATGCAAATAACGTTGAGATTAATAAATTTGGTGGTAGATTCAAATATAGTAAAATGAATCAATTAATTGACAGAGTTGATAATGCAATCACATCTAACATTACTAAAGTTAGGATTAGAAGAGATTTAAAGGCATTAACAAATCAATTCGCTCAATATGAATTATGTTTTGGTAATAGATTCCATGTTAATTCTGCAGGAATGAACATTAAGAGTACAGGTTTTACTGTTGCTGGATCATCTAAAACCGTTTACTTTACTGATATTCCAAATAAGGATGCAAATGGTGATCTTGATGGAAGTAATATGGGAACATTAACTGTTATTAGTGTTAATGAAAAGAATGAAAAGAAAGTTATTGTTAAAGACATTGGAACAGTAGATTATAAGAAAGGTGAAATATTGATCAATACTGTTAATATCACTTCTACTGTTGCTGATAATAACTTAATTGAGATACAAGCATTCCCAGATTCAAATGATGTTGTTGGATTAAAGGATTTGTATCTCAGTTTTAACGTTTCAAATAGTACGATAAATATGGTTAAGGACGTAATTGCTTCAGGTGAAGATGTTTCAGGCGTTGTATTTACAAGAGATTACTACACATCAAGTTACTCAAATGGGGTATTAGAGAGGAAATAAAATATGTCGCAAATTGATAAAAGAATACAAGTCAATAAAATTATTGAGAATCAGTTACCCGAATATCTGGTAGCTGATTTTCCTAATGCAGTAGAGTTATTCAAACAGTATTATATTTCTCAAGAATATCAAGGAGGTCCAAACGATCTAATTAGTAATCTTGATCAATATATTAAAGTTGACAATTTAGTTCCTGAAGTTGTTGTTGGTGTTACAACTATAACATCTGCAGTTTCATCATCAGATACTACTATCAGTGTTCCTTCAACAAAAGGTTTTCCTTCTGAATATGGTTTATTAAAAATTGATGATGAGATTATTACATATACTGGAATAACAACTAATACATTTACTGGTTGTGTTCGTGGATTTAGTGGTGTAACTGGATATAACGTTGGTATTACATCATCTTTAAATGATGTTAACAAAGAAAATTTAGTATTTGAGGATACAGTTTCTGCTGCTCATGTTAATGGAACATCAGTCACTAACCTTAGTGTACTATTTTTACAAGAGTTTTATAAGAAATTAAAAAGAACATTCTTACCTGGATTAGAAAATAATAAGTTTACTGATAAACTTGATGTAGGTAATTTTGTTAAATTTGCTAGATCATTCTATCAATCAAAGGGTATAGAAGAATCTATTAGAATTTTGATGAAAGTTCTATATGGTGTTGAAGCTAAAGTTTTAGATCTTGAAGACAATTTAATAAAACCATCTGGTGCTGAATTTATTCGCAGAGAAATTGTTATTGCTGATCGTATAGGTACTGGTGATCCAACTAAATTGGTTGGTCAAACGATCTTTAAGTCTACTGACCTTAGAACTAATGCTTCAGTATCTGAAGTAGAACCAATAACAAGAGAAGGTAAAACTTACTTTAAGTTATCATTATTTGTAGGATATAGTGATAGAGATTTAATCGAAGGTACTTTTACAGTTCCAGGTAATACAAAGGTTATTGAACCAGTTTCAGTTGGATCATCAATTATTGATGTAGATTCTACTATTGGTTTTGGTAAGACTGGAACAGTAGTAAGTGGTGAAAATGTTATTTCATATACTTCAAAGAGTGTAAATCAATTCTTTGGATGTAGCGGTGTTGCATCTGGTATTGGTACTGCAGATAATCTTAGATCAAATGAAGTAGTATTTGGTTATGCTGATGGTGATTTAAATAAAAAAGTTGAATTAAGAATTACTGGAGTTCTTTCAAAATTCTTGCCAGTATCAGATATTTCACTTGTAAAAGAGGGTGAGAGGGTATATGTTAGAAATATTGGAGAAAAAATAGAAAATCCTGGTGTAAATCAAACATATAAAGAGATATTTGCAAATTCTTGGATTTATAATACTAGTTCAAAATATGAAGTTAGTGAAATAAGTGGTTCAACATTTAGTATAGAGAGTTCTATTGATAGGTCTAGTTTAAGACTTGATGATAGATTTGCTGTTGTAAAAAGAGGATCTCATGATGTAGAGATAGTAGGTACTGTAAGTAATATTGACAAAAATCTTGGTCAAATAACTCTTGCAAATTTAGGTGGTTGGACTCCAGTTGTTGGTCAATATTATGACATTAGAAGAGTTCTTAAGAAGGCATCAAGTTCTGGTGTACCAATTTCTTTAGGTAATGATAATATTATTTCTGATGTTTTGAATGTATATACTGACGGTGAGACAGATGGTTATGTTGCTTCAAACTCTCTACCTAGTTACAATATTTCAGCAGCAACATTAAAGGAATCTATTCCTGTTGCAGATTCAACTACTTTATATAATCAAGGTACAAATAATCTTTATAGTGAGATTGGTTTTAATACTGGAACTGGAGATATTAAGTTTATTCAGGGTGATCCAGTTGTTTATACTTGTGGTATAGCAACTCAACCTATGCCTGGATTAGTTTCTGGGCAAACATATTATGTTGATGTAATTGATAGGGCTACACCATCATCTAGAAAGTTTAAAATTAAATTATATCAATCAATTGGACAAATTGGTACTATTAATTCAGTATCTGGAACAACAAATCACGTTCAATTTGGAACAGCACCAGGTAGACATACATTTACTTTATTAAATCATTATAATAGAACTTTAAGAGATAATAGAATATTAAGGAAGATCCCATTATCACAAAATCATTTTGTTACTGGAAAGGGACAGACTCCAGTTAATGATCTAGGTATTTTGATTGATGGTGTAGAAATAAGATCTCAAATACCTGATGATAATATTTTCTTTGGACCAATAACATCCATTGACATGTTTAATGGTGGAAAAGGATATGATGTTGTTAATCCACCTCAAGTAGTAGTTGATGATAGTATTGTTAGAAGTCCTTCAACTGGTGCAATAACTGGATATGGTACTACTGCTCTTATCCAACCTGTTTTAGAGGGAACTGTTAAAGAAGTATTAGTAGATCCTCAAGATTTTGATATTGATAAAGTTAAAACATTAACATTAACTGGTGGTAATGGTACTGGTTGTATTCTTGAACCAGTTATGGGTCCAAGATTTAGGGAATTAGAATTTGATAGTAGGGATATTTTCTTTGCTGGTGGTGTTTCCATTGCAGACGAAACTATTACATTTACTACAAGTCATAATTTGGCAGAAGGTGAGAAAGTTTTCTATAGCAGTAATGGTAATGATAGAATGGGTATTGGTGTATATAAAGATCCTGGAAATACCATTACAGGAACATTAGCAAATGGTGCACCATATCATGTTGGTATAGTTAATGATCAAACAATTAAATTATATCCATCTGAAAATGACGCTTTATCTGGAATTAATACTATTGGTTTATCTACAGATACAAATGCAAGTGGTATTCATAAATTTAGAACAACTTCTAAAAACACTTTAAAAACTATAAGAGTATTAAATTCTGGTTCTGGTTATCAGAATAGAAAATTAAATGTAAGACCATCTGGAATATCAACAGCATATAATACAATTAATTTTGTTAATCATGGATTTAATAGTGGAGATTTGATTGAATATGCTCCAACTATTGGTGTCGGAACTAGTGAACCAAAGGCAATAGAAGGATTGAGTACTTCAAAGTCTTATTATGTTATGAAGGTTGATGATAATTCATTTAGATTAGCAGATGCTGGAATTGGTGGAACATCAAGAATAGATTATAATAGAAAGAAAGTCGTTGGTTTGACAACTACTGGTACTGGATATCAAACCTTTAAGTACCCAGATATTCAAGTTAAAGCAGAAGTATCTTATGGATCTACTGTTACTGGTACATTTAACTTTACACCTATCGTTACAGGTGAAATAATTGATGCTTACTTATATGAAGAAGGAAGTGAATATGGGTCAACTATATTAAATCATCAGAAGAATCCAGCAATAACAGTTAAAAATGGTAAGGAAGCAGAATTAAAACCAATTGTAGTTGATGGAAAGATAGTTGATGTTGTTGTAATGAATAAGGGTAAAGAATATTATTCTATACCTGAAATTGATGTAGTTGGGTCTGGTAATGGTGCATTATTCAGACCAGTAATAAGTAATGGTCAACTTACTGATATTGTTGTTATAAATTCTGGAATTGGATATACTGATGCAAATTCAACTAATGTTTATGCAGATGCCAGAGGACATGGTGCATTGTTTGAACCAAGAGTTAGAAAATTAACTGTTAATAATACTGAAAGATTGGGAAGATATCATTTAGCACCAGAAGATAATGATTCATTAGGTCTTAGTATTCTTGGATATAATCAGGAATTAGCTTCAATATTTAAAGAACCATTTACCGTTGATGGAAATGGTGATTTTAATGAAATAAATGGACATTCTCCAATCATTGGATGGTCATATGATGGTAATCCAATATATGGTCCTTTTGGATATACAGATCCAGATGATATTAACTCTCCATTAAAGATACTTCAACCTGGTTATGTTAAGAATTCAAGCAAGATTACAAATAGACCTGTTGGTTTTAGTGATGGATTCTTTATTGAGGATTATATTTTTGATGGTAGTGGTGATTTAGATACTCATAATGGTAGATTCTGTAAGACTCCAGAGTTTCCAAATGGAGTATATGCATACTTTGCTGCTGTTGAAATTGGATCTGGTGGTGAATTAGAGCCAAAATATCCATATTTTGTGGGAAATACTTATAAATCTCCTGTTTTAGAAGAAAATATAACTTTAACCCAAGATTTTGATTTTAATAATTCAAATCTTTTAAGAAATACTTTACCATATAAAGTTGGTGATGAACATGCAGATAATGATTTTATAATTGAATCTAGTGAAAGAATAAGACAGTTCTCAACTATTGAATCTGTCACTATGGGTGATATTGATAATGTTACTGTTTTAGATGGTGGTGATGGTTATCAAATTGGAGATTTCACTGTATTTGATGATAGAGGCACTAATGGTTCTGGTTTAAGAGCACAGGTTGATGAGATTGTAGGTATTGCAGTTTCTACTATCCAAACAACACAGACAAGATATCAAAATGCTGTTCTTACATGGGAGAATGATAATCAAGTTATTGCCAATTATACACTTTTAGAAATGAATGATAAGGATACTGTTAAAGTATCTGGATTAAGCACTTCTATAATTCGTTTAGCAGATTCCTTTGCTGTTGGTGTTAAGACTGAACAGACTGGATTAGCAAAAACTATGTCAGCAGCAACAGGTTCTGCTGTTATTAATGATATTTACATAGATCACATTCCTAATACAGTTTCTATTGGTGGAACATTAAAAGTAGGTGATGAGTTACTGAAGGTTCTTAATATTGATCCTATTGGTAAGATTGTAAGAGTACAAAGATATGGTGGAGCAACTGGTATTGCTCATACATATGGATCTAATATTGATGTATTAAATCAAACAATCACTATTCCTGTTAAGACACCAAAATTTGAATCTAAAGTTAATGATTTAGTTTACTTTAATGCTCCTCAATCTGTTGGTGTTGGAACTACTTCTGGTGGTGGAATTGATTCAAAATATCATAATGGAGAAATTGTAAAGGATGTTTATATTCCAACTAGAACAATTTACTTACCAAATCATCCATTTAAAGCAGGACAAAGGGTAAGTTTCTCCATGAATCCTGGTGCAAATCCATTAAATGTTTCAGCTGGTCCTACTGGAACTCAATTCCAAATACCAAATACAACTACTTCTACAGATGATGTTTATATAATCGACAAAGGAGAAGATTATATTGGTATTGTGACTACTACAGTAGGTATTGGTAGTACTAGTGAAGGATTATATTTCCGTGGTACTGGATCTCAAAGTGGTATTTCATCTAACCTATATCTACTTACATCCAACTTTACACAAGTAACTGGTGATATTGATAGACTTACATCAACTATCACTACAAAAGTTGCTGCTGCACTTACAACCACTCATGGATTGCAGAATGGTGATGTAGTTAAAATGAACGTTGTACCTTCAGTTTCTGTAGGTATTGGAAGTACTGCACCAGTTTCTGTTAGTTACAATAGTCAATATGAAAAACTATTATTCAATCCAATAGATTTTACTTCTAGTGCAGTTAAGACTAATAAAATTGATTTAGATGAACATGGATTAAAAACTGGTGATAAAGTATTCTATGATGGTAGTGCTACTGGATTATCAACTGGATCATACTATGTTTATAGAATAAACGATGATAATATTCAATTAGGTGAGACTTATGCTGATGTTACTGCTAATCCAGCAAATACATTAAACATTACAAGTGCTACTGGTGGGGCAAATCAAAGTATTGCTCTTATCAATCCTCAAATAACAGTTGTTAAAAACAGTCAATTAACGTTTAGTTTATCAACATCTACATTAGCAGGATTTGATTTTAAACTATTCTATGATAAAGGATTTAAAAATGAATTCCTTAGTGCTCAAGATAGTAGTATTTTCAACGTATCTGGTATTGGAACGATTGGTATAGGAACAGGAACTAGTGGAGTTGGTGCAGCATTAACTGTTAAGTATTCTGATTCAATGCCAATGAAGATCTATTATGCATTGGAGAAATCTGGTTATATTAGCACTACTGATACTGATGTTGTTAATTATAATGAAATAGCATTTGTTGATAGTGCTTATAGTGGTGAATTTAAGATCTTTAATAAAACTACAGATACTTTTGACATTTCGCCAAGAAAGGTTCCAGAATTTTTATCTTATAAGGATACTGACTGTGATAAGATTGAGTACTCAACTAGATCAACATCAGTAAAAGGACCAATTAAAGATCTTAAGATTATATCAAAAGGATTTAATTATAAGAGTCTTCCTAAATTCTCTTCAGTAACAAGTATTAACGGTTCAAATGCTAATATTGTTGCTGTTTCAACTTCTGTTGGTAGGGTCAATAAGGTTCGTATCATGGATATTGGATATGAATATCCTGCAGATAAAACTTTAAGTCCTGAAGCATATGTTTCACCAGTTGCTAATTTAGATAATTTAGATATTGTACAGTCTGTTACTGTTGTTGATGGTGGACAAGAATACTTAAGTGCTCCTGATTTAATTGTACAGAACCCAGAAACAAATGTAATTGTTGATGAAGTATCATTAAAGGCAAATGTTCCAAACCAATCTATTTCAACTGTTGATATATTCTCTCCTCTTAATGGATTAGATTCTGTACAACATAGAATTATTGCAATTAATAACTCTAATGGTGTTGGTATTCAGTCAATGACTGGAGGTATTACTGGAATTGTTACTTGTGTATTAGAAACACCAATCAATGGATTTGTTAATCCACCATTTAAAGTTGGTGATGAAATTTTTGTTGAAAATATTCAACTTATTGGTCAAGGTGGAATAGGAACTCAAGGTGGTGTAGGAATAGCAAGTACAGATCCTGGAACTGGATATAACTCTAAAGATTATAATTATCAATTCTTTGAGATTACTGATTATGCAAATAGTAATCCAGCAGTTTTAAAATATAATTTATCAGGTCTAACAACCAATCCTGGTATTGCAAAAACATACCAATCTGGTTATGCAACTATAGTTAATAAGAATAAGTATCCAATTCTTGAACCTGTACAGGTTAGGGGTACATTTGATCTTGGTGAAAAATTAAACGTTGATCAAGGAACAGGTGTATTTGTAGAAACTGATTTAAGTATTGTTGAAAGTAGAGATGATTATATTAAAGTGGATGGTTTCTTTGAATTGCAGAAAGGACATAGAATTCAAGGAACAGTTAGTAACATTCTTGCATCAGTAACAAGCTTTGTTCAACATAAAGCAAAATATGTTATTGATTATTCAAGTAGACAAGATTATGGTTGGATTGATGATATTGGTAAATTGAACGAAGATAATCAGGTAGTACCAAATAATGATTATTATCAAAATCTTTCATACTCTATTAAGAGTTCAATTGAATGGGATAAGTTAGTTGATCCTATTAATAGACTTGTTCATCCTTCAGGATTGAAGAATTTTGCTGATCTTGGCGTTGAATCTAGTGTTAATGTTGGTGTTTCTTATGGTGGAACTACCAATAATGTAGTTATTTTAGATGTTATCAATCCTGCTAATAGAGTTGATGCTATTGAGAATTTTGATGTAGGATTGGATTATGATACAAGAACCAATCAATCCAAATTCTTCCAAGTTTCAAATACTAAATTAACTGATTATACTTTATGTAAAACTAATAGAGTCCTTCTTCATGATGAAATCAGTAATCAGTTCTCTAGCAAAGGTTTAGCAGATACATTTACTGAAATTGAAGAATTGGGTGATGATTTTGCAAATTATCTTGTTCAAATCGTTGATCCTGATACATTTGATACTCAACTTACTGAATTGGTTGTTTTATCTGATACTGATAATGCTTATTTACTTGAAAAAACAACTGATTATACAACTTTAGAATTAGGTGAATTTGACACTGATGTTGATTCATTTAAGAGAAAGACATTAAGGTTTACACCAAAAGATAAGTTTACAAAAGATCATGATATTAAGATTCTTAAGACTGATTTTAATACCGATAATCCTACTACAGGAGCAACTGCGATTGGAGCAGTTGATTTAACATCTTCTAATATTGGAGTTGGTACTGCTGTTTCTGGATTTACAACAGAAACTATAGCACAATTTGCTAATACTGATTTCAATGCATGTTATGCACAGATTCATGTTAAAGATAAGAATAATGGTGAAGTCAATTATAATGAAGTTATAATTGATTTTGATGGAACAGATACTTACATTGCAGAAACATATACTGATGCATCAGCAAATGGATATAGTGCATCTAGGGTTGGTATAATTACTGCAAAATATGAAGGTGGTAATATAAAAATTCAATGTATTAATGATAGAGCAGGAATCGGAACAGAATTAAACGTTAGAGCAAATATTGTTGGTTTAGGAACAACAACTGCTGGAATTGGAACATACACATATACTCTTCCTGGACAACCAATTGGTGCTGAAAGAAGTGCTAGATTGGAATCTACTTATGTAACTGGTCCTTCTGGAATTGGGTTAACATTCTCAACCATTGATAAAACAATTGATAGTAGTGTTAAATCACTTGTTAGAGTTTCATGTGGTGAAACATCTGCAATACATCAAGTAATCGCAGTAAGAGATATTGATGATATTGTAACAGTTCAATATCCATTCGTTTCTGCTGGTTCTACAACTGGTATTGGAACATTTAGTGGTGTTATTACTGGTAATAATATTAATCTTAAATTCCACCCTGATACTGAATGGACTTCTACAGTTGAAGTACAAGCATACAGTCAGATATTCTACACTGCAAATGATTTCATTAATGAACCAGATGATTTAAAATATGGTGGAGTTACAAAGGAACTTGTATTATCAGCATATGATGGATTAAATGGTAATCGTGCAAATAGAACTAGTTTTGAATTAACACATGAGGGTGTTCCAATTTATAGTAAGGTACTTAATCCTGCAAGTATAACTCTAAATTCTGATACTCTTACTATTCCAGATCACTTCTTTAATACCTATGAAGAAATTGAGTATACTCCAAAATCTACCTTTATTGGTGTTGCTGCAACTGCTATTTCTATTGGGTCTACTGCAAATGTTTCAGGAATTGTAACAACATTATTACCTGAAAGAGTGTTTGTAAGGGTTGTAGATGAAGATAGAATTCAATTATTCAGTCAAGTAGGATTTGTTAGTACTGGAAATCCAATTACTTATACAGGTCTTGGTAGTGGTAATGCACATACACTTGAAATGAATAAGAAATTGACTAAAACAGTTATTGGTTTAGATGGTATTGTTCAACAACCAATTACTTTCACTGGAATTGGTCATTCTCTTGACGGTGCAATTGGTGTTGGTGTTTCCCAGTTTGCTTTAAGTGGTATTAGTTCAGTTCAACCAAGAGATGTACTTAAGATTGATGAAGAGTATATGAAGGTTACTCAAGTTGGATTTGCAAGTTTACCTGCAGGTACTATTAATGATTCAACTGATGTTGCTCTTGGAATCTCCACTATTCCTGTGGTTAAGGTTATAAGAGGATCACTAGGTATAGGTGCTACTCCACATACTGATGACAGTGTTGTACAACTACATAGAGGATCATTTAATATTGTAGATAGTAAAGTACATTTCCTAGATCCACCTAAAGGTAATACAAGAGAAAGAAGAAGTTTAAACAATTTACCATATGTAAAAGCAGAATTTAGTGGAAGAACCTTCTTAAGAAGTAATTACACATCAAATATGTTATTTGATGATATTTCAGATAAGTTTACTGGAATTGGAAGAACTTATACTTTAAGTGTTGGTGGTGCACATACATCTACAGGTGTTCAAATTGGTAATGGAATATTATTCATCAATGGTGTATTCCAGACCCCACGTACAATAAACAATGCTGGAAATAACTATGAGTTTGACAATGATGTAACAGCAGGTGTATCAAGTGTTAGATTTACTGGTATTACATCAGTAAATGGACAATTCATTAAATCAGATTATGATATTAACCAGAATCAACTACCAAGAGGTGGTATGATTGTATCTCTTGGATCTACTCCAGGACTTGGTTATGCTCCTCTTGTTGGTGCAAA